CTTGAAAATGCAGTTAAAGACTTACTATCGGAAAATAAAGATAAGAAATTACTTCTAAGAGATGCTAAATCTACTTACATGAAAGGGGAAGAAAAACACCCTAAGTGGATTATGATGACTAAATCTTACGATAACTACCACATTCCATTCGGTATGGAAATTGATGATAGTCACTTTATACTTCATTTCGCTGAAGATATAGTCAAATATGAAATTTTAGATGATGGTTACATGGTTGATGTCTGGAATCCTAAAAGTGTGCTAGGTGAGTTATATGAAGATAATGATTATCCTATAACTTTAGCCAAGAGTTTAGAAGATTATTGGCAACCTGCATTCCATGAGATGTGGAAAGCGGAAAAGAAAAAGAAAGTAATGATACCTGATGTAATACCTGATGCTAAAAAAATAGAACATGAAAGTGCTGGTATAATAGATGCTGATGATGAATCTCAAATAATGAAACCTAAAAATGCGAAAATGTTGAAAACTTTAATGTTGATAGAAAGAGCATTAGATGTTTTAGAGAAAGCCAATAGCAATATGGCTGGTAGAGGGCTAGGAATTGACGTAGGTGCACAGATAGAAAGTCCTCGTGGGCCTACTAGTTTGAGGTCTGAACAAAGCATGCCTGACTGGGATATGTTAGAAAGACCTAGTGAAGATATGGAAAAACCTGAAAAATACCCCGGTAGAGATAAGAAAAAGAAGATTAATGAAATAAATGATGAAGATTTGGAAGACGGTTTAGAAAATTATTGAACCGTTTCATATAAGTAATATAACAACCCAAACGGAGATTAGTGTGCAGCCGAGACTACAGTTCAAACCCTCTGATGAACCCATCAGTTTACTCAAAGCAGGGAACGAACTTATTGTCGCTGGATACGCCAGTGTTGAACTGGTAGACAAACAAGGCGATTTAATAACACAAGGGGCATTAAAAGATGGATTTACAAAATTTATGCAAAATCCATCCTATAGGAATGTGCAGTTGGCACACTCCAACATACAAGTCGGAGATGTAATTCCAAATTATACGGATAGCGAAGGGAGGTTGTGGAAAAGCGAAGTTGATGATGTCGGAATGTTTGTAGTAATAAAACTACGTGACGACATCGAGAAAGCAAAAGAAGTCGCCGCCGAAATACGTAAAGGCTCATTAAGAGGATTTAGTATTGGTGGACAAGCATTCAAACGAGTCAGAAAATCAGACCGTAAGCATGGAGACTATCAAGAAATCAGCAAACTGGAACTACACGAAATCACAATCTGTGAAAAAGGAATAAACCCTGAAGCAACATTTAGAATATTAAAGGAAGACAAAGAACAAAAAAAGGTGAACAAAATGAGTGAAAATGATACAATGGACCAGATGACCGACGTACTCTCTAGATTAGAGACACGTCTTGACTCAATGGAAAAAGGTGAAAAACCTGCTTTCCTTGAAGATAAAAAAGATGACAGCAAGGATGAAAAGAAAGAATCCAAAGATGATAAGAAAAAATCAGAATACTCTGATGTTATCACATCTGATTACCTAAATTGGATGGAAGACACTCTAAAGAGTGCTGGAGTAGACACCGATGGTGCTCGTGCTCATTTCGATGGTGATTCTGTAGCAAAGCAAAACATGGGTTCAACCCCTGCTGAATTACAAGATACAACCGCAACTAATGGCGGTCAGGTAAAAGGCAGAGCACAAGAAGGAGGAAACCCATCTACTGGAGCAGTTGGTAAAACAACTGGCGGTGGTAGTATGAAGAAATCCGATTTCTTGAATCCTATGGATTTAGAGACATCTGATGTAGAAGCAGCATATGAAGTTTACAAAGCCGCTGCTTTAGAAAATGAATTCCGTGGTTCTTTAGAAGACACATTCGCTAATAGATATCAAACAGAACGTGCACAAGAAATAGCAAAGGCTGAAGCCGCTGCTTTCGATTCTCGTGGTCCTTTATATGATATACAAAAAGCAATCAGTCAACTTTCAGAAAGAATTGATTCTATAGGTACACCAGCAGCAGTAGGAGAAACACTACAAAAATCTGCATCCCCTCAACATGAGGTTCCATCAACTTCCGACCTAGCGCAAATGTCTTGGGACGAAGTACATCAACTCGCAGGACGAGTCTTTGAAGGAGAGTGAAATATATGGCAAGAAATTACGTAAGAACAATAACTGATATGGAAAGATACTACTATGGTGCAGGTAACGCAATGGGTTACTCGTACTCTGGTAGCGAATTATTGAAGGCTGACAGCCCAATGATGTCTACAACTGCTGGTACATACCAAGCAATTTATGGACGCAAAGTATGGTCACAATTGAACCAAGAGTTCAATGCTTTCTCAATCATGCCAAAGAAACCGTGGGATAGGTCAGGATGGCGTGTTATTACTGGCAAACCGTCAGACGTTACTACTGGTTCATTACTTGGTGGAGTTGCAGAAAACGCAACATTACCAGATACTCAACGCCCTGTGTTCCAACACATAGCAGCAAAACCAAAGACTATCGCTCATACATTCGATATGTCTGAAACTGCTATCTTCCTTGCTGACAAGGATGACGGAATGGGAGATATACGCTCAGTTCTTAAAGAAGAAATGGGTAAACATCACGCAGAGTCAGTGAATAGAATGCTATTAGATGACAGTGAAAACCTTGCAGGTAATAACTTTGAATCTCTTGATAGGGTTACTGGTGCAGATGGTGGTGCTTCCGGTGGATTAACTACTATGGAAACTGGTGCTTCAGCAGGAACTGACCACTGTGGTGAAAATGACTTAGATATATACAGCATAGACAGAAGTGCAGCCGCTAATGCATGGTCTAATGCTGAAGTTGACTGTGGTTCTGATAGAGCAGCCGCTAACAGGAGAACATTATCTCTTGACCAACTTGACGACATATTCCAGAGACTCTGGGTACGTGGTGGAAATCCAAAAGTTATACTAACTGGATATGACACATTGATGAGATTACAACAACTATTACAATCTCAACAAAGATTCATGGAAGAGAAGAGAGTTACACCTACTTACAATGGAGTAAAGGGTGTACCGGGAATCGAGGCTGGATTCATCGTAGCAACATACAACGGTGTTCCAATCATTCCATCTAAAGACGTTACAAAAGATGGACTTTCAAGGATGTACTTACTAGATACAGATTATCTACACTTCAGTACAGCAATACCGACACAATACTTTGAGTCCGGTATCGAAACAGGAGACCCATTCGCAATAAACAGACTAGGACAGGAAGGACTTTACCGAACAATGGGTGAAGTTTGGACTACTTTCTTCGGAGCACAAGGGAGCGTTCGTGACCTTAAGTAAGGTTTATGCGAAATATATGGAGGAATAAATTATGACAGCAATAATATTTACAAGAACGACAGGAAGCGCAGGTGTAATGACAGTAGACTTAGAGTTAGAACTCTACGCAGGTTCACCAATAACCGACACAGCATGGTTAAATGGTGGAGACTCAGCAGGTTATCCCGGTAACTTAGATGGCTTTCAGGCCAAAAACACAAATACATCAGATGCTACAGAAGGATTAAAACTAGTAGTAGGAACATGCACACTAGTGCAAAACAACAACGTTTTCACCATTGGTGGCGGCGGTTCTATAGTACACGCAATAGTGATTGGAGGCTCAGGTGTAGCCGCTACATCATGTTCAGTTGACGCTGGTTTAGGTACAGGTGCAATCACATTCGCTTGTGAAGGCAATCTTACTGGTAGTACTGGGTTTATGGCTATAGTATCCTGATTAGGTGATTCTTCATGCCACAACTAAAGTACATCGGTAAATATTACATGTCTCCGGGTCCAGCAGGATTTGGAAAAACTGTTTACCGTGGTGTAACATACGAAGTCACACAAGAATGGTGTGATAAGTATGCATTAACATTAGGCTCTGACTATGAACTAACAGGTTCAGAATCAAAGACTGTTGATGCTTTAGACGATGGAATACCAGACTCCGGTTGGAGAGTTGGTGACATCAAGAAATGGTTGAGAACTGAAGGAGTTTCTTTTGGTGCAGGTTACAGGACAAAAGGTGCATTATTGGGTTTAGTAGAGGAACATCTAAATCCAGCACCTCCTGTGGTTGAAGTAGCAGAAGTCCCTGAAGTGGCAGAAGAACAAACAATGGAGTGATAAAATATGGCATTTAGTTATACAACAGATACAAGAACGCACGTAATGGGTGATATGCTCATGATGACAGGAACATTCAACGCAGCAAGCGTAGATACAGGAGTTATAGTTACAGGTTTAAGTAAAATATTTGCAGGTGACGTTCTCGGTGATACAGAAGACAACTCTGGAGGCGGTACTGACGGTGCTTTCGCTATGATATTAACAGCAGCACCCGGTTCTATGACTTTGGACTGCGTTAGCGGTAACACTGGTCGTTGGTGGGCATTAGGACAACGCTAAGGCGGTGTTTTAAATGGCAGTTAGTCCTAAAATACAAGTGATTGGACCTTTCTCACCGAAAGAGTTTTCTACGCCCGGTGCATACAATACCGCTGGAAGTTTGAGTAAAGCAATGACAGATGCAGCAGCATCTACACCGGGTACTACATTAGTAGCAGTGGAGCCAATTACTGTTTTAGGTAATGTTTTTTTAATACTAACGTTAACAGGCAATGCGTGAGAGTGAGGGATATGAATGAGTTTCGATGTTAGAACGTTAGAAATTGATGACATATCCAGAGCACAAAAGCAAGATGTTAGAGTTGACACTGCTT